AACTTAACACCTGGTCCATTTATTTCTTCATTCAACTGTTCATTATTTTCTAAATGGTCCATTACAGCACCTACAGCATTTTTTGCAATATCTTCATTACCACCTACCCACATAATTCTTATGTTAGGATTTTTACATATCTGCCATACAGCAAAGTGGGTAAGTAAATCTGTTTTTCCATGCCTAGGTGGACTAAGTATCATTTGTTGTTTACCATTTTCTATAGCATCAACAATATGATTAATCCAGTTCTCGTGAAAGTCTGCTGTTTCGTATAGGTCACCTGTTTCAGTTTTAAAATACCTATTTCTAAAATCTTTAAAGTCCTGTAAAGATTTAATTGTATCTTCTGCTATTTTCCAATCTTCTTGAAGTATGTGTATTTGTTTATCTTCTTGATAAGCTGTAAACATTTTTGTTACAGTGGCTCTACCTATTTCCATAAGGTCAGCTACTTGTTGATGTGTATATTTTTTATCTTCTATAGCTTGTGCGTATTCTTTTACAAAATCTTCATAGTATATACCACGAGCTGTTGCAGTTTCTTTTGGTTTAGGTGTTGGTTTATTTTTTTTAGTTTTTAAATAATGAAATCTACTTTTACATTTTTGTGAGCAGTATGGTGAGTTAGAGCGTGATTGTCTACGACATGTCTCACCAATAACATCATTTAATTTACACCTAGGTCTTGGCATTATTGTATTTTAGGAAGTTTTTTAATTTTCCCATTCTGTGTTCTTGCAAATCTATGTGTCTTTGTTTCTCTACTAGGAATTAAAGTACCACTATAAGTTTTGTTACCCCATTTCCAACTTACTTTTCCACTAGATTTCATTTCATTCTCCTAAATCCATTTGTTGCGTAATACAACTGTACCTGTTTTTTTGTATAAATTCTACCACTAGGTGATTTAAATTTATTAGGACCATACCCTGGTTCACCTTTTTGAATCCTAGTGGGATTATTTAACTTGACCTTCATTCCACGCCATTCAGCCATTATCTTTTTTTTCTAGAACCTTTCTTAGTTGTCATTCTTTTTTTGTATTTATAACCTTTACCAGGCATTTGCTTTCTCCTAACTATACTATATGTTGTATGAGTGATTATATAAAAGGAAATAAATATCCTAATTACAAACCCTCTACTTCTTATACTAGTGGAAGAATTTGTTTGCAGGAAGGCTGCGATACTGTTATATCAAAATATAACAAGTTTAGATATTGTAATAATCATAAACCTAAAACTTATCCTCGTATAAAAGGAAGACAAGCCCCTACAGGTTTACAAGAACCAGGTGCTTAAAAAAATTTTTTTATTCAAAGAATCCTGATAAATCATTCTGACTGCAAGTAGAGCATAAGCCATCATACAGGTCATCAGCCCAGGTAGGTTGCAGACACTGGTCACAATCAACTGCTTCTATGTCTGCCATAACTTTCCTTTCCAAACCCTAGACTAGCTAGGGTTATACAGGGAGGAACATGAATAAAGAATCATGTTATTTTCAGTATAACAAAAAATGGTAAATGAGTTGCCCCAAATACCATTTCTTGCATATTATTTTTTCGTATATCCCATACAGTCTGACTTTGTGTCAGTACTTGTATTATATTACATCTGTGTTATTATTCAACTAGAAATATTATTTTAGGAGTAGATAGATACAGGTAAAGAGGGCATCAGGAGCACAAAAGGCTTACCAGGGAAACCTGACCAACTAGAAAGACAAGTAAGCTACCCAAGGTCTATCAAAACAAAATAATCAAACTTTTTCGCAACTATATTGCATAGATGCCTGTTATGAAAAACCAGCTAGACTACCCTTATTGAAGAAATGTAAAGAGTGTGATAACACTCTAAAACAAATAGGTAAACAGAATAGATACTACTGTGATAGTGCACCTACTATATGTAGTATGTCAGGTAAAGTACACACTATATAGTATGCTAACTAGACACCTTTTTAGTACAGTTTGTTCTACATAAATATAGGGTTCCTACATATACAAATATATAACCTAATATTGACATTTGCATTATGTTTATTGGCTTTATGTGTAGTTTATAGATAGTAATGAATAACTGTTATTAGCTGATGTGATTGATTGTTTCATTGCTGTAGTGTTGTGAGTGGTTCTGTATTTGGTATGCGAAGAATTAACAACCACCCTCCACCATTATTTAATTCATTGCAAGTAATCTGCTTCGCAGATACTACAGTAAAGGAAATCCCTATAAACATTACTACATCTAAAAAAAGAATCTAAAATTTAGATGTTAAAACCTAATTAAAAGAGTGGGAAAAAAATCTTAAAGAAATACCCAACTAATTATAAATGTATAGTACTATTTACAGTAAGTAAAAACTAAGGAGGGACAATGTCCAATACAAGAATAGCTAAGGAAGTTTATCTAAACTCTACAGTCTTTAAATCTGTAGCAAATAGAAAAACTTTTAAAGCTGACACAACAATAAATGATTGTGCGCAGTTAATAGATGAGACACTAGAACGAGTTAGCAAATACGACTTTGTTACAGACGAGGACAAAAAAGAAATTGTTAATTGGGTTTTAGGATTCTACGCTGAAGAGTTTGAGAATTGGTTTAAAGACCAAAAGTTAAAAATCTACAGATATACAGACAAAAAGTTACAAGAAAACGAATTAGGTATCGCACCTAGTTTTATATAAATTAGATTCTGTTGAGAGAATCTAAAATTTAGATGTAACAAAACTAAGGAGGAATAATGAAACTACATCACACAAAATATAAAGAAAACTATAAGAGATATATATTAGATACTATTGAAGTTGATGGGAACGAAAACCCATTAACAACAGATAAGGAAAAAATAAAATATATCTTTGATAGATTTAATAGCGAATATGGTTGGGCTATTGAACGCTATGGGAAAGTTAAAGCCATGACAGAATGGTTGCAAGGTTTAGCCCTTGACATACCATATATGTATGGTGAGATTATAGACCTAGCGATTGACATGGGAAGTATAGACCCAAACCCAACAGAGAAACTAGAAACAAAAGTAATTAATAATTATTGGTCTTTTATGGCTAATATTATTCTAGGCTTTGAGCCAAAAAAAGAAACAGTATAAGGAGGATACATGAAAGAAAAATATTTAGTAGTAACAATAAAAGAAGATAATTTTGATGAGGCATGGAACAATATTAAACATGTTGCAGGTGTCAAAGATACATTGAGATTATCTAATTATGGTTATGATAAATTGCAAAATCCATTTGTATAACTCCCCTTAGTTATACGATACGAAGGAAAGCCCCACTCTGCCCAGTGGGGTTTTTCTTTTACTTCTAATTGCAAGATAGAAGCGATTTGAGAGTATTTTTTTTATTATGGTATTGTATACCACTATTGACAATACACCCCTTTAAAACGCATTTAAAGACATACAATATATAGTGGTATCTACGCCTAAGATTCGCCTAAGATTCCTTAGTAGATTTGTCAACAGATGTCAACACAAAATAAAATTAAGTTAAATAAAAAATTGATTAGTAATTATATATCTGTATAGTGGTGTTAACACATTAACGAGGAGGAATAATGAAAACTATAGAAAAACAAAATACAACTGGTTCTATGTGGAGAAAGCATTATGATGATGGATTATCAGGAATCACATTACTTTACTCATACAACACAGTTGTAGGATATATTAGAGGATATGCACCAATAGGTGACCACATGAACTTGTTTTGTGGCAAGGATAATGTAGTGCTTATTGATTCAGGTTATTATTCTACAACAACTAACAAGCACCAATTTTCATATCGTGAAGAATTTGGAGTGGAAAGAGCTGATACCTTTGAATATAAAGCATTCCTTAAAAGAGCTGAAGGAGATGGAGTAGATGTGAAAGGTGGATGGAATAACTAATGAGTTATGATGAAAACAATTTAAAGCCATACAAAATAGAAGTTAGTTTTTATGCAACTGATTGGGAAGATGTTGAAGATTTCATACAAAGTATGTCGCATAAAGATTGGTTAAATGAAGTACAAGAAGAGGAGGAATAATGGGAAAGGTATCAGTAGAAGTAGCAATAACTAAAACCTATGTCATAGATGGATTGCAACGCAACGAAGTTTATGACTTAGTTAATGATGAACACACACAATATTTATATCTGGAAGATATCAGAATTGGAAACTTTGATAATGATTATGTTCAAGAAGAAATCAAAATCGTAAGTGTAATGGAGGAGGAATAATGAAAGATATAACAGAATATATTGATGAGTATGTAGAAGATAATTATGGTCATACGAACTGGGGTTATACAAGTTCGTATGATGAATTTGAATTAAATTCACATAAAGATTATGACTTTGAACTTAATAACACGATTGTTATTTGGTACGATTCTTTGGAGGAAGAATAAGAATAATGAGTTATGTTAATCAAATAGATTGGACTTGTGGTTGTATGCGTATGACAGAGTTTAATTATAGAAGTGGTAAAGAAAGAACAGTAGGTAGAAGTTATTGTAGAAAACAAGATTGTGATAGGAAAGGGAAGTAATGGGAACTTTATATTTAGATATTGGTAATCAATGCGTACATTGTAGGAAAGATACAAGTTTTGGAAGTGGTAGATTTGTTAATCGCTATCCAGCTGAAATACTTGATGAAGAAAACGACATAATTTTAGATGGTTATTGTTGTGATGTATGCGAACAAGAATATATAGATAGCTTAGATGAAGAAGAAAAAGCTAGATATTTAGGATAAGAAAGGGAAGTAATGAAAAAGTATAGAGTTAATGTTGTAGGCACAAAGTATGTTACAACAGATACAGAAGACAAAGCTATTGAACATACACAAGATATGTTAAATCACATACACAAGTCATTAAATATGCAAGTGTTTTCAATAGCAGAAATAAGGGAGGAAGAATAATGAATTGTATAACTTGCATGGAAGAACTGGACCAAGAGTTAGGTTGTGTAAATTGTTTCTGTATTCAGTATTGGGCATGCGATAAAAAGGATTTACCAATTGAATTACAGGAACTAAGAGTATATGAAACTAAAATTATATAAGGAGGAATAATGGCTTTTAATCCAAATAAAAGTTTGGCGAAGATAAAGCCAGAACTATTGGAACAATGGGACTATGACAAAAACAGTATTAATCCAGAGGAGGTAGGATTTAGTTCTAAAAAATTTGCATGGTGGCTATGTAATGAGGGACATAGTTTTGAACAAAGAATAGGAGATAGAGGAAATACAAAATATGGTTGTAAAGAATGTAGTCCTTATACTTTAGGAGATAGCAATATGTTATCCATAGTTTATCCAGAATCTTTAGACCAATGGGACTACAACAAGAATCAGAAATTACCACAAAATTATGGATACAAAAGTAAAACAAAAGTGTGGTGGACTTGTAAAGAAAATCATAGTTTCAAAAGAAATATTGATGTACATGTAAAATCAAAAATAAAATGTATTGTATGTCATAGTTTACCATTCCAGTATCCAGAAATTGCAAAGGAGTATCACCCAACAAAGAATGATAGAGATGTAAACACTTTAACTTCATGGAGTAGTTTTAATTCATGGTGGCTATGTCATAAAGGACACGAGTATCAATCAACTGTTGGAGATAGAATCCATAAAAACTGTGGTTGTCCTTATTGTTCTGGTAGACATGCAACACTAGAATATAATTTAAAAGTATACAGTCCAGAGATTGCTAAGTATTGGGATTACAAAAAGAACAGTACAACACCAGACCAAGTAACACCCAGTTCACATACAGAATATTGGTGGACTTGTAAGAAGAATCACAGTTATAAAGATTCTCCTAATACAAAACAAGAAAAACCAAATTGTCCAAGATGTTATGACTTAGATGTTAAAGGTTATTTTTATTTATGTGAGGATAGAACAGGTATAAAATTTGGTATTGCTAAAAATATTAAAAGTAGGTTACGAAGTCACAACAATTTACATAATTTAAAAACTATTGGATATATAGAATTTGATAGCTTTTATGAGGCAAAGCAATTTGAAAAACAAGTTAAAAAATATCTTGCACAAAATAATTTATACAGAAGAGTACATAAAAAATGGAGGGCAAGTGGACAAACAGAAGTTATATCTAAATTAAAACTATCAAGAATAATTGATTTAGATATGTTTGGATTCATTTGGCTTATAAAAATAGTAAAGGAGGTGAGTTAATGGACTATGTATATATAGAGTTTATAGGAGTTATGAGTACAACAGTTATTTTATGTTGGTTACTACATAGAACTACAAACATAGCGTATTGGATAGGACTAAGCGATAAGGATAAATGAAAATGATACACATATTTAGATGTATGATGACTGAACATGTAACAGTGCAGGATAGTGAGCCATACATAACAACAGGTGAACGACCTATGTGCGACTTTTGTTACGACCAAGCAGAAGAAGGTTGTAAAAAATAGTTGTTTACACGACAACATCTGTTAAACTGACAGTAGATATGTACATAAGGAGACTATGTATAAGGTACTAAGTACATCAATCTATGGTGGGAGTATGGAGTTTGACTTTGATACTCTACACGAGGCACAAGTTAAGGTTAGAGAGTTGAAAGACAACGACCACAGAGATGCTTTCGTAGTTAGATTGATTGCAGTAAATAGTTAAAACAAAATAGGAGGAACTGAATATGGAATATTATATTTATGTGCTTATATTTGCAGTGACAATTACAAGCATAGCTACATTATTGACAATAGGCTTAGTGTTGTGGTGGTTGTACGACAACTTCCCTTTTAAATACATTAAGCTAGACAATTCATTTGTTGATACAATAGATGAATTACAACAGGACATTTACGAATACTTTGATGAGGAGGCAGAGCGTGAGTGATATGGAAACTAAATTAGAAAACATACAACAACAGATAGATTATAAGCAACAGAGCTTAGATAATCTACTAGAACTAAGACAGAAATTTGTCATAGAGGCATACCAAAATGGAATGTCAATGATAAAAATAGGGGAATTGCTTAAAATTACACGCCAAAGAGTGTACGCAATAACCAAAGCAGAGGAGGAATAATGGCTAAATTTAACTTAGAAAATTATGAAACAGTAGAAGAGAGATTAAAAGTATTTTGGAAAGACAATCCAAATGGTCGTATTTTCACAGAAGTTGTACACGAAACTGATGATGGTAGTTGTGTAACAATAAGAGCTTTTATATATAAAGATGAAAGCGACACTAATCCAATATCTACAGGCATAGCACAAGAAACAAAAGGTCAAGGTGGTTTTGCTAACACAGATGCGTGGGTAGAGAACTGCGAAACATCTGCTATTGGTAGAGCGTTAGCAAATTGGAAGTATCAAGGTAGTAATAAACCAAGACCAAGTGCAGAGGAGATGAGTAAGGTAGTAAAAGAAGATACACCTAAAACTCCTAGTAAAAAAGAAGTTGCACAGATTACCAATGATAGTGCAGAGAAATTTGCAGAGGATATTGGTGCAAATAAAAAATCTGTTGGTGACCAACTTAATGACATCTTAAAAGAGATGATACCTAATGAGAAGAAGATGAAAGAAGTTAAGACCAAAGTCTATAAAGATATGGTTGACAATACAGAGGTTAACGAAGATGTTGATAACTGGACTAGCAAAGATATGGACAAGTTCTTAAACAGAGTAGAAGTATTCTTAGAAGATGAGGACATCATTGATGTTGTATTTGATAACGATACTGTTAAGACTTGCCCAAGTTGTAAACAAACAGGGAATGTTGAGGACAACAGAGAGAAGAAATCAGACCCTAAGTTTTCTAAGATACCTGACTTTGCATGCAGCAACTATGGTGAGAATGATGGTTGTGGTAAAGGTTGGTGGATAGGTAACGAAGACCTACCAACAGAATGGATTTAGAAAGTGCAGGGGAAATCTTTAATGTTAAGAAACTTAAAGAGAAATTACAGAAGAGGTATCCTAACTACAATTTTGATGTACCTCCTGTACCTGATAGGGAGTGCAAAGCACCAGTCTTATGTAAAAG